CCCGGATTCGCAAGTGCTTCCAGCACGCCCCGTACGTAGGGCGTCCAGCTGGTGCTGTAGAGTCCGGGCCGTGCGGTCAATCGACTGTCCAGTTGGATGTTCCGCTCTGCCCACTCAATTACGCTGGGCGGCTTTTCGTAGTGCCATTTATCTCTTTGCCATCCCCATAGTTCTGCAATGGCTGGCGTCATGGGTGAAGCGCTGACTCAACCTGCCGCATGACCTGCCCAACCTCGGCTTCAATTTCGGTCTCCACCTCTGCAGCTGCTCGGTTGGCGCAAACAGGGGCAAGCCTTTTTGCCATGCCCTTGAGAAGCGGAATCAGCGCGTTGTTTTGAGCGGACAGTATTTTTTTCGCCTCATCGACGGGCACCATTTTGCCCTCTTTTTCCTCAATGTCCGGCCGGTCGCTGCGTAGCTTCCGCAACTGGTCGATCACCTTAGTGTAGTCGGCAATTAGAGATGACCTTTCTCCTGGCTTGGTGATGTCGATCTTGGCCGATATTTCCGATGCCAGCTGGGCCAGCCGCTTGACCTCATCCACAAGCTCAACCCCGGCAACTCTGGCAAAGTCGGTTGCCGGCCTTGCCTCGTCTTCAGCTGGTGAATCAACGACTCGCTTTCTTGCTGGCCGTAGTTTGGCTTCGGCTCGCCAGCGGTCCGCGTCCTCCTTGCTGGTTAGTGGCATCCCCTTCTTAACCAGCTTTGCAACGTAAGGCTGCGAAACTCCCCATTCTTTGGCCAACTCAGTTTGCGTCATAACCACGCATAACCTGTCAAATGGTTATAGTTGACAGTCGGCCATTGGAGTGCGCCCCCTTGAGCACTCAGACTGCGGATTTGTACTTAGGGAGAGTATTTTAGAGTGCGCCTGGATGCTTATCGGCGGATCTTTTAGGCACAATGTCTCAAGCCCAAGGGTTTGGTGGTATAAGCAAAATAAAGCATGGTTAGATACGCCGCTCCATTTGTGCAGCTGGTTAAGCATCAGAAGGCAAGAAAAGGCCAAAAGGACTTACGCCAACAAGGAGAAGCGGCGTCAGATTGATAATGAGATAAAGCGAAATCGCTGGAAAACAGATCCTCTCTTTAGGGCAATGCGAATTGAAAAAAGACGCTTGCACCGTCAAGCCAACAAGGATCGTCATAATGCGTGGCACCGAGATTACCTTAAAAAACGAAGACAGGATCAAGGCATTCGCCTTAAGGCAAATGCTCGGTCAAGGTTTTGGAAAGTAATGCAAAGCGTTAAGGCTTTAAGAAATACGGACAGCTTTAACGACCTAATAGGATGTTCATCAAGCTTCTTAAGGAAGCATATAGAAAGCCAGTTTGAGCCATGGATGAATTGGGATAACTACGGACCAGGGTGGCAGATGGATCACAAAATACCTTTGAAGTTTTTTGATTTGTTTGACCCAGAGCAAGCCAAGTCGGCATTTCATTTTTCAAATCTTAAGCCAGTAAGCACTGCCTATAATGCTTCCAAGCAAGCACGCTGGGCGGACGTATAACCTAACTATTTAAAGCCCAAGGGCTAAAAATAAACAAGAGTCGTCGCCACCGCGGGCTGTAGTCGCCTTAAAGGTTCCCTAAGCATCGCCGCCCAGCTCCTTGTAGGCCGCCACGATGGGCTGTGCTTCGCGTAGGAACTGCTTACGTAAGGCGTCGTCCGCCTTGATATAGCGCAGCCCACGGTTAGCCACCCACTGCGCCACGCGGATCACTGGCGACAGGAAAGGCTTGGGCTCGCCGGGCTCGCTGGTGGTGATGGGGTCGGGCAACATTTCAGCCCACAGCATAATCTGACGCACGACGCCAGGCTCCCCGCTGTTTAGCTTGTGCTGATGCGCGGCCACGCGCTCGTATCGCTTGGCCTGTTCGTCGGTGATGCCAGCGCTCTCGACCAGCTTTGCCACGTCCTCGCCGTCTGCCCTGGCTTGGCCGATAATGTTGCCAGCCTTGGCCGCCAGTCCAATCACCTCGCCTACCTGTGCCAGCGCGTCCTCTCGCTTCTTGTTAAGTTCCCTGATTACTTGTTTGAGTGTTTGCATTTCTTTAGCCCTTTCGTCAGCGCCGTTAGGTTGAATTTGGGCGTCTCACGCCGGCGCTTGTCATGGTGTGCCCGTGCTCTCTGTTCGTAAGATTTGCGTGCCCTCTCGCTTTTGGCGGCCCTGAACCGGATCCCTAGCCGGTCAGCCACATCCAGCGCCTTCTTGCTCACGGCCTGTTTCGTTATGTTGAAGCGCTTGGCCACCGATGTCATGGATTCGGTGGACCTGTTGAGGACGATCGACAGCACCGCCTGGTCTAGGGTGTCGGTCATGTTCTGCATTACCGGGTGGTCTGGCACCTTGGCCGCCAGATATTCAAAGCAGAATACCGTGTTTTTAATTGGGCAAGTTGTGACCGTTATCACCGTGTACGCCTCCCGGACTAGGTCGGTAAGGCTGTCGATCCGGCTCGCCGGATGAAGGTCATTGGAAGGCAGGCGGTCGATTAGTTCCTGATCCATCATACGCCGCAACCTTCAAGATGTTCAGTGGGTTCAGACTTCACCTTCAAGATCCCCCTAAAGGGGGGGATCTTGATGGTGGTATCGTCAACCGATCTTGAAGGTACCCTCAAATTAACTTGATGGTTAAAAAGGTTCATTCGCATTGTCCCCTAAAAGGTATGTACCGTTGTCCTGTTTCAGAATTGTGCCGTCCTCAAGCGCCTTATCGACCATCCTATAAGCCGTCGATCCTGAGCAATTAACCGTTTTGGAAATCCACTGCTCCAGCGCCTTTCTGCTGCACGGGTAATCCTTGTACTGACCAAAGTTTACCATCATGGCCTCCGGTCCCGGCTTCTTTTTTGCCGGATGCCCTGCCTCAACCCAAGCCAGTCCATGGTCCGAGTGCCGAAGAAACACAGAAGGGTGCACAGCAGCCTTTGTCGCGCAAATTTCGCCCGCCCTATGCGATTGCTGGAGGCCGCTACGCTTGCCTCGCTTTGATACCTCCAGCCGGTAGACATCCGTCCCCTCGTCATCTTGGCCGGCCGGCGCCAACGTCACCACAGCCCTAGCCCAGTTGGTGAGCTCGCTCGAACCGAAGCCGCTATAAGCCTTGTCGTGGCCGGTATAGCCTGACCCGTCACGGGTTGGCTTGGGAGTGTGGTGGATCAACATCCAAGCAAAGCCGCCAGACAAGGCCAACGGGTTAAGCATGTTGCGCAAAAAGCCGCTGGCCGTCTCTTGGCTGGAAAGGTCGCCACCGATAAAGGCCAGCAGCGGATCCGCCCAAGTCAGGTGCGGCCGGTACTTTTCTACCAATCTGCGGGCCCGATCGACAAACGTGGCCCCGGTCGAGGTGCAATCCCGGACAATGATGACGTTTTCTTTCACCATTTGTAGCTCTTTATCTGACAGGCTCATGGATCTAATGACCCCTTGAACCGCCTCGGCCACGTCGCCCTCGTCGTTCTCGGCCTGTATAATCAGGCTGCGCAATCCATCCCCGGTCGGGGTAATACCAAAGAAGGAGCGGCCAATCGCCCAAGTGATCGCGGCCTGTAAGCACAGGACCGACTTGCCCAATCCGGAGGATCCCACCCACAACGCCGACCCGCCTTTGCAAATCCACCTCTTGCCCAGCAACGTGGTTTCATCAGCTTCGTCCCTAAAATCCAGCAGCTTATCCCAGCTAAGTGCCTCCGGAATGTCCCCATATACCGTCCACTCCTTCCACTGCAAAAATGTCCTAGTCGGGGCACCACATTCAACCAGCTCCTGAACTTGTCCGGTCTGCTTGCGCACCGCTCCCGGAAGCCGCGACAAGCGCCCCGGGTCCTTGTTTGCGCTGTCCGGCTTGGCGTGAGCCAGGTGCTTGTAAATAAATTCCACCTGCTCATCAAATTCCTTCCTGCTGGAGGCATCCACCCGGACCCATCCATGCAGGCTGCGCCCACCTGATCTGATGATACAGCTGGTCGGAAGTGCGGCTTTTTTCAAAATCGCCCACTGCTCCTCCAGCGTGCTTTCGTCGAACTCGACCAGGCAGTGCCGGTATCTGGCAACGTGCTCTGCCTTGCGCCCCTTGCCGTTGTTTGGGTTGATGGAGCAATAAACGCCGACGGCGGAGCCCTGCCACTTTTCAAGACCTCCATCCTTAAGCAGCTCGATCCACTCCTCCCGGGTTCGGGTTTCCCCTGCTCCGTCCGGCCGCTCCCGCTCCCCGTCCCAAACTGACCTGCAGATGTTAATGTTTTCTCCTACCTCAAAACACGCGGCCAAAAACTTCTCCACCGGAGTCTCCTCGACTGATTTGGGCATTGGCGGAATTGCCGCCACGTCCCGTAGGATTGTCAGGTTTTGAAGGCGATACTTGGACCCCGGCACCCACGGCTCCCGCGGGGCCTTGGTGTAGGCGCTTCTGACCGCCGCCAACGCCTCCCGCTGGGTCAGCCCCACCTTGTGCGCCCAGATGTCGGCCTCCACCTCCGCGTCCTCGATCGACATGCCCTGGTCGCGGAACTGGCAGGCCAGCTTAAACAGCTGGTTGTTGCGCTCCCCCTCTGGTGCGCCGTTTTCGTATATCGACCGGACGGCTGGGGCAAGGGGGACGGTCATTTGGATGCCTTGGCTTTCATGTCGCGCTCGCGGTAATACTCGGCCCGTTTCAGAAGCTCCTTAATCACCACGTGGCCCAGCTCAAAACATTCCAAGGCCCGCTGCAGTTTCCAATGCAGGCCGATGGCCATTTTCTGGTCCTTCATAGCCTCGCGCAGCTTGGAAATGCCACGGCGCTGGCAGTCGTCGGTGCAGCGGATGCGTTTTACGGACATTTTAAGCCGCCTGCTGATCTAGGTCTTTAGCAATCAGTTTTAATCCAAGTTTTTTTAGTGCGCTTTCCATGCCCTCGTACTCCCAATCTCCGGTAACTCGAATAGTAATCCTGATTGAGTCGTAGTCGTAGTTTATGGGGTCATAGGAATAAATTTTTTTGCCTTTTGCATCCTGCAAAAGGACCTCGGCGCCGCATTCAAAGAAAAAAGACAAATCGGTGTAACCACCATGACCAGCATCTCCGTCCATTTTTTCGGTTGTTCTATATGTTATCCCAACATGTTCAGGAATTTGTGCCGGCACCTTAATGTGTGTTTTAATTTGATTATTTATTATCATTTTTCTCCTTTGGTTCTCTCTGACGCGGTATTCCTCCGCATCAAAATTTGTCTCTTTCTTTGGTCCACTGCCCCATTCCGTAGCGCATAGGATTCTTTTTAATTTTTTCCAGCACCGCAGCCCACTCCTCCATCGTCCAGGAGCCGATGATGCGGGCGGAGAAAAAGGAGATGAGGTCTTGAAGCGTCATTCGACAACAAGCCCAGATGATTTTGGCAGTTTGGCAAAAGTCGCATGATAATAATACTCAAGCGCCTTGCAGGTTTTGCTAAACAAGTCTTCTGCTGCCAATGCGCTAAATCCAACGCCCTCCGCCATCTTTATATATTTCTCTTTAACTCCCTGCTCATCCAGCAGGTGCCACAGCAAGTCTATGGTTTGATTATATAGCAAACATGGATTAAGAAGTTTTCTCTCTTCCACAATCCTGTCATATTCGATGCGGGATTTTTCTCCCGCATCTTTTACCATTTTATTGTATTGTTCGTGTGTCATTTTATTTCAACGCACTCCCGTCCTGAGTTATAGTCATTCCCTTCGTCACCATTTTTATCAATAAAGTGTTTGTGATTTGTCCAAACTATCGACGACACCTCTCGTAAGGCGCTTGTTCCACCCATCCAATATTTATCATTTGTTGTTCTTAAAGATTGGACAACTGCAACAGTATTCGGCTTCTCCAAAAGCATTTTTGCCAGTTCGTGCGTGGTCATTTCCGCCTACCCCACAAGTGCTCGACAAACACCCAAACGCAATAGAGCACCGTCAGCATGACAAAAAACTCAGCGTCGATTCCTTCACGCCACCACTTGCGGGCCGTGCCAATCATCCCAGTGACCACGGAAACAGCACCGACCGCCGTAACCGCCATTACTATAAACTTGTCGTAGCGGCTCACAGCACCGGCTCCGGCATTGGGCCAACCAGCTTCCACCTATGCGTGCTTTTATCGTATGCAATCGGATAGCCCATGAGGTCGCGCAGCAAGTCGATATCCCGGCTGACTGTCTTGTAACTGACCTCAAACTCCTGCGCTACTTTCTCGCAGCTGGGCAGCTCGCCGTTCTTGCGCAACAGCTCCGCTATCCACCGGCACCGGCGCATGACGGGCCGCGTCTTGCACGTCTCCTCACGCTTTTTAAGACTGATGCGTTTCACAACCAGCCGCTCCAGGCCATGCACGAGTTGATGTAAATCATCTTCTTTCCTCCTGCATTCCTGCCTCAAAAACAGCGTTGAACTCGTCTTGAGTGAGTTTTGTTTTTGCGCTTTCTACAAGGACTTTGCGCTTATTGTGCCAATCAGCTTGATTTTCTTCAGCTGCCTCGATTTCTGCCTGTCTTATAGACTGCTCAAGACATCTTCGGTCATCATCCCATGCGGAGTAATCTTCGGGGCACGCGACAATCTTTGGATCAAAGGGGAACCAGCGAGCGGGCTGATGTATGGTTGTGTCTAAAAATTCTCCGTCCGGAAAGTAGGCAACCTTGTCTCTGACGACAAAATATCCCCAATCAATATTGTAATAATGCCCATCTCCAAGCCCAATCTTCGGAGCAACCATGGCCTCCAGAATTGTCGCTCCGCTTAGGCGTACGCTCACAGCCCGCCCTCCGTCCGCAGCCGCTCCAGGATCAGCACGTTCTCCCGCTCCTCGGCGGCCTTAAGGGCTTCGCGGGTCTCTGCCAGCTGCCGCTCCAGCGATCGGATCCGCTCGACCAGCTGGCGGCTTAAGGGCTCGGCTGGCAGGACGACGTAGT